ACAATGTTAGCAGCAATCAGATTGCCGTAGAAGTTTCCACTTGCTACTACGTTGGCAGTTGTTGTAATATTACCACTAGTATTAATGTTTGAAACTAAACCACTTGACAAATAAGCAGAAACATTTGTGTTACTGTATAAAGTGCCAGCACCCGATGTAGCATATGTTAATTCATTTGTAACAGTATTATAATATACAGTTTGTGTAACATTACCACCATCATTACGTATAGGGTTTACATAAAATCCTGGATTATAAACATTTAAAATATTACCGGTTGCATTAAAAGCAATACTATTAACGGCTTGATTATAAACGCCAGTATTACTTCCTATAGCAATTGAATTTCCACCTTGATATTGTAAACCAGCGTTCCAACCAATAGCAACAGCACCAAATCCTTGATATGAAGCACCGGCTTGATTACCAATAGCAACAGCGTTAATACCTTGATATGATTCGCCGGCTGTAGTTCCAATTGCAGTTGCAGCATTTCCTTGATTTTGAATACCAGCACCTGATCCAACTGCTGTTGCATATGAAGCTTGATTAAATTGTCCGGCTTGTTCTCCAATAGCAACAGCACCAAATCCTTGAATTTCTTGTCCAGCATTATAACCAACAGCAACAGCATATTGTCCTTGACTAGTTTCAGCAGCATAAGCGCCAACTGCTACAGATTGTTGTCCTTGATATTCATAACCGGCAAAATTACCAACAGCAACTGCTCCAGAAGTTTGACTAGTATTACCAGCATATTGACCTATCGCAATTGCCAAAGATCCTTGATTTTTAGTGCCAGCGTATTGACCAATACTAATAGTTGTTGCATTACCAAGATGACCAGTATAAGTTGGCAAATATGTAGCAACGTTGGCATTGCCATAAGAGTTAGCAGTAAATTGATAAGTCGCATTTGCATAAGTGTAATACGACCCAACATTTGCGGATAAAGTTTGTATTGAAGAATTCGCACCTGCGATGCTATTGTTAACACTTACAAATTGACTTTGAACTTGATGTGTATTGGCATTAAGTGTGCTAATTGTCGGATCTGTATTTGAAGCAAGATAAGCAGCAACATTAGAATTTCCATACGCTAATGTTGAAGCAGCAGAATATGTTAACTCATTTGTTGTAGTATTAAAGAAAACGATTTGCGCAATATTGCTATTGTCATTACGAACAGGATTTACAAAAAAGCCAGAATTGCCAGGATTTAAATTGCTAGTTCCAGCATTAATCGCAATACTATTAGCGGCTTGATATTGAGCAGAAGCGCCAGTTCCGATAGCAACGCTATAAGAACCTTGGTTGTAACCAGAACCACTGCCGATAGCAACGCTATAAGCACCTTGATTATTACCACTTAATGAACCTATTGCAATGGCGTGTGTTGCTTGACCTGCGCTATAACCTGCTGGATTTTGACCAATTGCTATGGCATAATCATTTGAATTGTATCCTGCATAACTACCAATCGCAATTACATAATTTTGAGTCGCACGTGCGGCAGCACCAATCGCAATCGTATTAACTGCGCTAGCCACTGGAGTAAATGGTCCAATTGCCATGCTATTAAATGAATTTGAAGTTGCGCCAGAACCAATAGCAATTGATTCTACACCAGTTGCTGATGAACTATTGCCAATAAAAATTTGGTCAGCATTGCCAAGTTGTCCACCGTAAGTCGGTAAAAATGCAGCAACATTAGCATTGCCGTAACTACTACTTGCAAATGGTTGACCATTAGCATAAAAATAATTATTACTATAAACATTTGTAGTGTTTAAATTGCTTGATAAAACATTACCGCCATAAACTGGCATATAACTAGCAACATTAGCATTACTATATAAACTGCTTAAAAATGGTTGACCATTAGCATAAAAATAATTGTTAGTATAAATGCTACTTGGAGACAATGTGCCATTATAAGTTGGCAAATATATCGCAACATTAGCATTTCCATAAGCGCCGGCAGCTGCTGCAACGCTATTTAATGTAACAGAAGAAAGACGTCCGTCGCTACCAACAGTAAATGTGGGATAATATGTAGCATTACCGTATGTTCCATTTACAATGCCAGTTGGCAATACAACACCAGTAACATCTTGATTATTGTTTACTAATTCCCAACCAATACTACTACTATTGCTTAATAAATTAAACAAAGTTTGAGCACTATTTAAAATAGTAACATTACCACTACCAATGTAAAGACCTGTTGTGTTACCAACAGAAACATTACTTGAATTGCCTGTAAAACCGTATAAACTTGGCATCTTTTATTCCTTAACGAGCAGAATATCTGCGATCTTTACGTGGTTGGAAAATACTAGTAAGTCTATTATGTCCACCTTCCCATTTGCCCTTATTGTTTTGATCTTCAACTGTGTCCCAAGCAAGATCCCATTTGGCTTTCCAATTGGCACTATCTTCAGCCATTTTACGTTTTAGGTAATAGTTGTGTAGTGTTCCATAAACATAACCCTCTGGCCATGATTGAAGAACCACATTGTTTAGAATGGGATTACCGTTACTGTCTAAACTAAACAACAGTGGCCAAGTTGTATAGTAATACAAATTAATTACTGCGCCAGCCGCTAACTTAGGTAGGAATTCATAAACTTGACCAACTTCCGAAAACTTACCACGAAATACTTGTGGAATGTTTACAGGATACAAATACAAATTATTAATTAAACTTTCAGTAATAATATCACGGTCACCAATACGATCGTAAACAATCCAAGGACCTACACCGCCAGGACTGTTGCCAGGACCTTGGCTAAAGAATAGAATAGGTCTGTTCATGTCAGCAGGAATTGGCACATTACCATATTGATCAGCAGTGCCGATTGTAGTATATGGGTTTGTGCGTAGTGCTGGCAATTCGATGTTACGCATCATAAGTTCAGTCAAGTATATACATTCCTTAATTTCACTGTCGTTGCTTGAACCTGTGAAATCTTTGATGAATGTTACTAAACTGTTTGCATCGGTGATTTGTGTTGACATTATTGTTTTCCTGCGAAATTAACACCAGCAAAGAACTTGTCTTGACTTACCTTGGCTGGATAGGGCACGTCAATTGGTATTGGCAACTTGCCATGTGGATAACAGATAAACGCTGGATATTCTTGTTGAACAACTCGGTAAAATTGAGCCTTAAGCGTTTTATCTCGTTTGATGGTATACCAACTCATACCACCAAAGTAATCTTCGCCAATTTGTTTGGCAATAATTTCAGGCAGTTCCATCCATTTGTAACCGATCTTGCCATCAGGCATTAAGGGTGCTAGGGGGTCAATATAACCCGCTTCAGCACGCTTGCGATACTCTGCGCATTGCTCGGCTATGTATTCAACGTTAAACTGTTCACGTTTAATATAAAACTTACCGTCTTCACGACCGGTTGTAGTTTTAATGTTCTTGCTTAAGTTGAAATCTTCTCTTTTCCAATCGCCTTTTAGTTTATTGTAAAGGGCATTGTTTTTCAATAGATAGTCAGCCATCCCATTGTGAGCAGTAACTAATCCACCAACGTCTTGTCTATGGGCATTAGCATCATGCTCGGGCTCATCGCCCTCAAGGTAACTTTTATCTTGGTAATTATCAAATTCAGTGTTCATTATGTATTTAGCGGAAGTAGAAAAGCCCCAATAAAGGGGCTTTTGTTAGATCAAACTAATTGTTTAAATTAGAATGATTGAGCATCCCAAGCGTTCAAACGAACAACGTTAGAAGCAGGACGGATACCGCCGATGATAGTAGAAGCACCACCATTGCCAGAACCGAAAGATACTGACTGACCGCTAGCACTGATGTCGTGTAAAACACCAACGCCTGCTGGGTTACGAACAATTAGTGTCCCTTCCATAATGAACTGATCCAAAGATGCATCAGCATTAGAGAATACTTCATTGTTTGGTCCTAGGTCACGTAATGAACCCCACTGTAATACTTCTTCATTCAAGAAGTAAATTTGGTTTCCGCTACCAACTTGATCCATGATCCAAGAATCAAAGATTTCGTATGTGTAGTTAAAATCGCCTTCGTAAGTAGCAATTGTGTCACCACGCTCGCTGTTTACACGGTTGATAGAACGTGATGTTGGCATTGTATCGCTCAAGTGTGTGCGCAATGATGTTGGGCAAACGATTGTGCGGATTTTTGCGTTGAAACGTTGTTCAGCAACAGTAACCAATTGCTTATACAATGAAGGAGCAAATTGTTGTAATGTGCCAGTGTAAGAGTAGAAGTTAGAACCCATACCTTCACCAGTATTGCTGATAGCGCCACTTACTAAAGAACCACCAACTGTCCAAACGTTAGCAGTGCCTTGAGTTGTAGCATCGCTTGTTTCGCTGTTGTAAATTGTGTAGTATGTAGAACCAGTGGCTGGGTTGAAACTGTGTGTTCCAGCGAATGCGTTTAGGGAACCCATACGACGACCTAAAGCCAATGAATAAACTGTAGAACCAACACCATAAGTAGCAACACCGTTAGCACCTGTAACAACACCACCAGTAGAAGTAGCACCAGTAGCAGTTACGTTAGCAAATGTATTGTTTGGGTTAGCGTCAGCAGTTGGGTATGTATAAACTGTAGCAGGAATGCCTACACCGCTTGCCAAACCAGATTGACCAGAATACTTTGTTCCGATTTGGTCAGCACGAACGATTTGTGCTTCAACGTCAAACATCAATTCGATCAATTGCTTGACTTCTTGGTATGCTTGAGGATCACCACCAGATTGCTCAACAGCACGTGCGGTGCCAGTTGCGCCAACTACTGTGCTGAAAATCTGAGTATAGTTACCCATGTTAGCACGACCATTGCTTTCTGCTTGAGCAGAGTTAACAGCAGCGCCTTCTTGTTGCGCTTGAGTTTGTGGTAAACGATAAACGTCATTAGTCCACAAAGGTAAAGTTGAAACAACTTTACGTTTCTTAGCCATACACATGTTCAAAACAGGTGTATCATCTTTAACACGATTGGACACGTCCAAATCTAAATCTTTAACTACAATATCGGTAGCATACGCTGTAGTGCCATTACCGATTTGCGAGGTTGTTACTGTTGCCATATTATTCTCCTTAAATTGGGCATCATCTTGTTCGTTGCTGACGCAGTGCGTTCATTTTAGCAACTAACAAATTATCTTGGGCTTTTACATCACCCGACCTTGCTTTTTCTTGAAGACTAGTCAATTGATCTTTCATATTCGGAATTGAAGTTCCTCCTCGGCGATTAGTCAATGCGGCAATACTGCTGCCAGAACTTTTAGTTTGAGGTCTGTCACGATATTTTAATCCATCTCTGATAAGTCCGAGAACATGCTCGTCACTTGAGATAAGGTCTATATTATCTACGCCTGCCACCAATTGTCCCCTAGCATTCGGCCAAATCTTTGCTACTTTATCTTTGATCTCATTGTAAACATATTGGTTTCGCAATTCTTTATCTTTAAAGTTTTTGCGATTGTTCTCAAGAACTTCACTAACTTGTTGACGACGTAGATCCATAAAATGATCTAAGTTAGGCTTGATCTGATTGATAATCTGCGCTTGTTGCGCAATGTATCTTTCGTTCTGTTGCATGTTCGCTTGTATGCGAGCACGTGTAGCAGGATCTTGAGCCTGTGCCAACTGTTGCTGAAATGTTGCTTGATAACCTTGTGTCTTCATGATCTCATCATAAGCACCTTGCAACCTCGGCTGAACAGTAAATTCCATTGCTAATAAGAGACTTTCGGTCTCCTGTCGCTTTCGGGCTGAATACTCATCAAACTCCGACTTTTCAATTTTCAATTGTCTTGCATCTTCACTTATTGCTGCACCTTGACCTAATATGCTTGCGGCTTTCTTGGCGTCGATCTCAATTGTTTGTCCATTGCGTTTAAACTTAAACTTAGCATTTGGGTGCTGTTCAGCAAACTCAAGGAAATCAATAATATCTTCGCTAGTCGAATCCGCAGTGCTTACCTCGGTGGGGGCAATTGCTTCATCGTTGCCTTCTTCATATTCAGTTTCAGATCCACCAACTTCTGGCTCTATGCTATCGGTATTGTAGTCATCGCTGACTTCAACTCCTTCTGGTGCCACGGAGTCTACAGCATCTGCCGATGCGTTAGAACCCGTCCCAGTGGTTTCGGTAGCAGGTGGGAGGTTACGCAAGACTTGTGATTTCATTGCGGCCATCTTTTGTGCTATTGTGTCCAAACTTACACTGGCTTCTTTGACAGGGACCGTCTCGGCTACGAGATTAGGTTTGTCAGTTACTATGTTTTCCATAGTGTTCCTTTTCTATGTTAAGTGTTGGGCTGTTCGGCTTTTGCCTGTTCAGTTACCACACGGTCTTTTAAATTACGTGCCCTTTTTAGCACGTTTATAAAATTTTCCATTCCAACAAGTTGATTACTAAGAGCAACTCGTTGGTTATTATCTATTACATCATGTCCACGAATCTCGGTAAGAGCATCCATGGTTTCCAATTGAAATTGTCGCACGAATAATATAAAGTCTCTGTTCTTTAACATATTCTCGGCAGCACTGCCAGTGCTTTTTACACTGTCCCACTGTGCTGGTGACATTTTCTTAATATCATTTACGTTTGCCAATAACTTATTGTTAAAGGCGTCAAACACGTCTTGTTCAATCATTTCAATTCCTATCTAATCTTTATTTAGTAATTAAAACGCACGTGCTTTATGTTGATTCATTAGCGCAAAGCCTTCTAACTGACGTTTAGCATCATTACCATTGATATCGGCAATAATCTGCTGTGCTTTTGCGCTATCAACTTGTGCTTTAGCCATTTTGCTAGCAATCTCAGCCTGTTGTTCAGGATTTTGCTGTTGTGCTGCAGCAGCCGCTTGTGCTTTAGCCTGTTTAATCATTTCCATGGCTTCAGTTTCGCTGACCAAATAAGTATCAGCCTCTTTAACACCTAGAGTGTAAAGAATATCTTCGTAAGTTTTCTTTGTTTTCTTGAAACTAGCAATTGTAAGTGTGCCTTGTTGAACCATTGCGCTCATATCAGCATACAAACCTTGTTGACATTGTTTTATAATTTGTAGTCGTTGGATACTGTTCTCTTCAGATTTCATACCCAAGGCAAGATCTATGTGAATGGTCTTGCGTTCGTTGTAGTTCATGTCATCAAATGCTTGTCCGTCCATGAAGATTGCTTTACCTTCAGGATGATATTGTTGTGCTAACTTTTTAACTCCATAATCATCATGATATTGAACTAAAGTTCTCCAAATTAGCCAAATAGCATCTTTCAATCCTTCAGCACAATTCTTTACAGTATTGTCTTGAATGACTTGATTAGGACTTAACGCAAGGTTCAATTTAGCACCCGAATTACCTGGATCCATGACTTCAGGATTGAATACGTCTTGTGGACTTGTCATACCAACCATAGCCATGGTATCATTTTGAATACGATTCATTGCTTGGTCAATAAAAGCAATATCGCCAGCAGGATGTGGCATTGCGTAAATGTCTTTGGCAGGATCAAATTTACTGTCAAGAATAAAGATAGCAGCTTCGCCGTCTTGAATCATCTCAAAGTCAACACGATCAGGTTTAACACCAATACGTGCGGTAGATTGTAACAAACCTAACTGAATCTCAGCACGGTGACCAGCAGTTGCGTATTCTTGCATTGGCACTACGGATTCAGCAATACTCATACCGTAGAAGTTTTGTGCTAGTGGTTTTGGAACCATGTTAGCCACAGGTATGAATTCAACTTCACGTGCGCTGATAACATACTGACCACTGTAAATCAATTCTACTAATTCTAATTCGCCGTCACCGTCAATATCATAACGATTCCAAACTGTTAAGACTGTGACTTGTCTTGCCTCGGGTTCTTGGGCGGCGTAGCCCTGAGCAGGTAAGCCATTGATAGGAACAGAATCACGAGCATGAAGGGCAAGATTATTGAGTAAACTACCGGCCTGATATGCTCCCACGTTACTGTATTCAGCATATATCTTAAACTCCTCAAGATCAATGTCTGGATAAAGTTCGCATGCTTCTTGAATACTCATGGGCTTATAAAAACCGCAGAATGGTTGCTCTTGGATTTCAATCACTGTAGGATCACACATCCAATAGTGTTGAGCAATAGGGCGGAATTTAACGTTGAGGTTATAACCAGTTAATTTATATTTTGCTTCGTAAACTGTATTACGATTGATTGCTTCTTGTAGATGATCGCCGGCGTCACGAACTTCAACATTATCAATCTCTAGTGGATCATGTTCGTGCCAACTTTCTTCGGCATCTTGTGAGGTTTGTAGATGATCCAACATTGACTGAACATTCTCTTGATGTTGAGCCATGGGTAAGTTACCCATAAACTGTTGAGTCTCAGCCAAAACCTGTGGCATGTTTACGTGAATCTTACGACGTTTCTGACGTAGTGGTGTCAAGCCAGCATCCATGGCTTGTGCTTCAAATGCTTTTAATTGGTCAAGCGTGCCTTGGGTAGTAATATAACGAACAATCTGTTCACGCATTGGAGATATAAGCATCTCACCATTCTTGTGTAAGCAAGCATCCATGACCCAATGTTGTAGAATGGTATGTGGATCATTGTTTTGATTAATGATCTTGTGAACCATTTCAGTGGCTTGGCGTGCTGCTGGCTCATCATCCTCATTGTCGGCAACGAATTCAAAGTTGATTTCACCGTTCTGAGCAATACCTTTGGTAATAACTGATGTAGCATAATCTACAACTGGCTTTACAACAGGATGAATATAGTCCAAACCATTGACAGGTTCGGTAGATTGTGTTACAGCAAGAACCAAGTAATGGTAATCTGAAGCACGGTTGATGTTATTTTTAGTAGCAAGTAAACGTAGGTTTGCCGCACACTTCGCATCTAGCAAACTCTTCATCTTTACAAAACGGGACATCATGCCCTTGTGATTGTTAAGATTGCTGATTACGACATTTTTTAGGTCAAGCATGTTTGTTTCCGAGGTTTATCATTTATTTATCGTAATCAGTCACTGGCTGAATAGGTGCGTTTCCACGCAACTTTATCGGTTTCAGCACGCCTTTGCGCTTGCGATACCCTATAATTGTGTTTGATGGCATTGAATCGTTGTTGTGGAGATCTGTCATCCCACGGTTCTGCGATTCCCTGTAAGCATCCAATGAGGGCATACCTAGCACTATCAATACAATCATCAGGATCACTAAACCGTCCATGTTGGTCGACAAAGTAGTTTTGTGCTTCACGTAAAAACTCCACGCAATTTTCATTAATGTGTAGTGTGCCAACTTCTAACATCTGACGCATTACATTGATACCATAACTCTTATGATTGGTTCTACGACCTTGATCATCGGGTGGATTCATAATCGCATCAGGATGAACATTTAATTCATATTCTTCAAATAACTGTCTGATAGATTGCGAACTCATTGTATATCTGCCTTGTGAATTGGCATCAGCCGGTAACACAATCGGTGTGCCAAATACTTCGGGTCGCATTAGGTGATTAATATAATTTGTAGGATTCGCTTCTTCAGTGCCAGTAACAACTAGTTGACGATGTAACCAAGCCTCACGTTCTTCAGGATGCCAATACATTAATGAGATTACAGTCTTGTCATTTACCAAACCAAGATCAAGAGCGATGATACGATGAATACCAAAAATAGACCGGAAATCGTAATCTCCAGTTCTATATGTTGGCCAGTTTCGGATTTGGAACACTGCTCCTTTACCCATAACAGGAACACCATTGCGGCGAGCGTCACGCTCGTGTGGTAAATAATCTCGTTCAAGTTGTCGTCTCGTTTCGTTTAGTAGAAATGGTTCACCCCATGGATCATATTCTGGCACATCGTCCCAACTGACTCTTATATGATCATAACCTTCCTCATGATTCCAAAACTTACTTACCAATCCATTCAAACCTTTAAGTGGCGTAAATGAACAAAGAACTTGACCTTGTGTGGTAGCAGTTCGGGTAACAATTTCTGAAAAGAAATCATCAGGTGGTTGCTCGTCAAACACAGCAATATTTAATTTAAAACCTTGCATCTGACGAACTTCTTGAGTGTA